CGTTCAGCATCTTGGAGTACAGACATCAGTCTGGAGTCTCACCGATCAGTATGACGTTTGGTTGTTCAACACCCGCACTAAACGATCTTGAACGTCCGAAAGTTGCAGACCGCCTTGAACATCGATCAGATCGATGATTTTGAGCAACTCACCACGAATATTGAACACGCGATATTTATTGAACTTAGCTAACGAGAGCGCTGTCTCCAAATCGTCAGCGAACTCTTGATCTACGAAACGACGACGTTGCGCATACTCCCATAGCAAATCCTGCGCGCTCGGATCCTTGACACTTAACGGCACCTTGCCACGTGGGCACGTTGGATACTTATCACTCTGAAATTCTCCGTCGATTAGATGCGATCCCATCAGACTTCTCCTGTCAAACACTCGTAGTAGTTTTGGCAACGCCCGTATCGCGAGATGCAATTACCTCGTGAACGAGGGAACTCACCGTTGGACATCGCCAATTGAATGAATCCTTCGTGTCGTCGCAAGTCGGCTTTGTGTTGCTCGATCTGCCAGCTCTCAGGGGCCACCTGCGTCCGGTGAAACTTGGGCTCCTTTTGCTTGCCCAGGATGTTGATGATGACACCACGAAGTTTGCCGTACCGATGATCAAGACCGAGCCGTTTCCAGCTCATGACCTGACCGAGAATTTCGCCATCGTTGCCCCAACCGTCGAGCGTGTCTTGATCGAATCGACTGGCGCTTTTGTGCTCGAGAATGTAGGTGCCTGCTAACCGTCCTGCGTTCGACTCTGGAAAGTAGGCGATCAGATCGAAACGACAACTCTCGCGTGTACGTGGATCGACGAGATCTAGCTCAACAGCCAACGGCTGGATATTTTCATCTTGGTAATAGAGCGTGTACTGAAAGAACACGCGCCAGGCTTCGTTGACGAACTCAGGATTTGCAGCCTTAAGTAATTCATCTCGGCAGACATCAGGAGTCAACGGATAGTCTTCGACGATCATTCGCAGGTAGTAGATCGCCAAAAACACGTGGATGAGTGTACCGATCGCTAGGCTAGGAGACTCAACGAGCGCTGACGGCTGTACCTGATCGAGATACTTTCGCTTCCACAGGTACTGGCAGCGTTGCCAGGTTGAAAATGAACTCCAACCTCGACCTGTTGATTGGCCACCAAGACGCTCTAAGCCTCGTGAATGGAAGATCTGCTTTAAGACCTCATCGACGAACGGAAACGTTTGAACGTCGATCTCGAAGCTTGGTGATGCTTGCACCTCGACATGGATCGCCTCTTCATCGATGACGACACCAAACTGATCCGTCAGCCTGACCAGGCAATCTTCGACGTCAGGATGCTTCTGCGTACCATTATCCAACGGCTCGAGCTGTCGATCACAAAGCAGACACGTCGATCTCATAGCCGTCCTACAGCATCTGCCATCGCTGCTAAAAGTTCGTCCTCGATCTTCCAGCCAACGCCACCGTATTGATATGAGACGGGGCCAACTGATAAAGCTGGATCATTGCAATACGCGTCAAACGCGTCTTTCAACGCAGTTTGTAACCGATCATGTTCAACACGATTGATCCGAGATACTCTAAACTCGGTGTCGCGTTCACTAGAGTTCGGCCCGCTGACTTCGCCGTGGCCTCGAATCTCCAACTTAGATCTGATCTGATGACACCAGTCTCCGGTATCAAGACCGAGCCGTGACGCTAGCCTGATCAACCACAGCAGGTTGGCCGTCTCGTAATCGTCGAGTTCGAGCGACACACGCAATCGCTCGTGCTGCGCGATGACGGTGCGAGCAAGAAGATCGGTTTGCTGCTTATCCAGTGCAGCATAGGTTGTAGTGCCGTCGCTGATAGCTAGAACGATCCGAGCAAGCGAAACGGCGTCAGATGTCGCCTCAAGCTCATCATTCATGGCTGCACGATTTCCGGTTCACACGCATCGGTAAACCTCACGAGATCAGCCTCGTGCTCGAGATCAGGCTCGAAGTCTGGATCACTCAGCAGATCGCAAAACTCTACGCGTTCGCTTTCGAGTTGATCCACTTCCCAGTCTTCGTCAGCCTGACGAGCCTGCGCCTCACCGAGCTGAGCACCCCACTGCTCTTCAAAGCTCGAGTACGGGCTAGGATCACAAACGTGAATGGTCAGCGAATCTTGGTTTGACATACAAGGCATGGTTTCATAACGGTCTGACTATCCACGACGCTTCGCCACGAAGATCCTGAAGTGATTACGTGATCGGGGACTTGGATCACTCCATTGGCTGCGTTGAATTGCTTTCCGCAGTAGGTCGTGACTTGCACGGAGATGCCTTTTCGACCTGTGTGCAAGATGACGTGGAGCCCATCAGGCTGCTCGATGGCTGCGATCATCAGATGTCCTTTTTGATTTCTTCGACGATTCGTAGCAATGCGGCCTCGATATCCGTCTTGGCTATCGACATCATCGACGCGTAACCTGAGGCGTACGCTCGACGATAGTTTTTGTCTTCATCGTCTGGCGCTATGAACCATTCAAATTTCTCAGGCTCATAATCTGGATGGCCAGGCTCTCCGTAGCTCTCGCGAGTCTCAATATAGGCAAACAGTGGGCCTACGGTAGCCCTTATGTATCTGCCTCCGTCATCGTCCCACCTCATGCAACACTCCTTAGAACTGCACCTGTCTCGCTATTACAATGTCCGCACGCCGGACGAATGTTGTTGCGACGGTACGTGCCACCCTGACAACCAGGAATGATTCGATCGACAGTGACGGTCTGAACCGTGAGCAGCTGCCCACAGCGATAGCACCTGCAAGCTGGTTGGATAGGCGCATGCCCACCACCACAATCCTCATTGGCGCGGAATTTCTCGACGAGCCAACGCCTACGCGCTAGGCGATCAGATGAGCTGCCTCGAGCATTGCTGTTGGTTGTCCCACGACGAGTCATGACTATGCAGCTAGCTCTTTTTTGAGACGATCCCGAAACGTCGTCTTAGCCAAACCCAACGCGATAGCCGCCTTGCCTTTCGAGCCGTACTTGTACAAGGCCTGCTTGTACGTACCTCGCCACGTGCCAGAGGCTTTGCTGTACGGGCTACGTGTCGTCTTGGGCTCGTCGAGCTTGCTCAGCTCCTGACTGACGATCTTAGGCCATGCTCGACGGATCACGTTACGAACGTCATTCTCGAATTTTTTCTGAAGTTGATCAGCCGTTTTCATGGCTTTACCTCTAGATGGGGACGAGCCTCAAGAATTGGCATATTCGCCTCCGTTGGAATGTAGACAACCTCACGGCTCGTCGAACCTGCGACTTTATCGATCCACAGATAACGCAAATACTCCTCATGGCCTTTAAGACCGTCCGCAATGATCGCGTTGGCGCCTGCAACTCCTTTAGCGCGTTCGATCTCGGCTAACGCTTCAAGCTTAGCTGAATCAAGCTTCGCTTGTGCCTCAAGAACCTTGACTTCGCGATCTTTAGACGCACGGGCGAATGTAGCCTCACCCGTCTTCTCTTGCTCATATACGTGATAGCGCGGGCAACCCCACATCAACAACACGATGAACCCGATCAGTACGCTCAAAGTAGAGCTTGCTAGCTTGACGATCGTTGATATTTTCATGACGACTCATCTAACAGATGAGTCTGACATTCAGAGCTGGATCAAGCTGCGCTCGCCAAAAGATCGTCGAGAAATCTCTCCATGTCGGGATCTTGTCGTGGCCCTTCGATGGCGTCTCGGATCGCGTCGATCGCGTCGACAGCGGCACCAAGACCTACGGGATCACTTGAGCCAAGTTTCGAAATCAGCGCCCGAATGATTCGCTGATCGATGATGTGATCAGCGACGACGAACGTGATGTTCATCGATCGCAGTGGTGAATACGTTCGCATCTCTGCTTGGGCCAAAATCGCCGGCTGATAATCGAGTTCAGCGAAGATCGCCAGGTGCGCATGACTCAAATCGATGCCGACCTGTGCAACCGCCATCGTAGCGATCAAAACGTCTGCAGGCCGACTCTTCCACAAATCAAGAATTGCTTCGCGTTTGTCCGGGTTGATATCCCCGTGGATCAAGTGTGCTTGGATCGACTCAGCATCAATCTTGAACGACTCCAGCTCGTCCTGGATGAGCTTGGCGAACTCCTTGTGCCACGTCCAAACGACGACCGGTTCTTTACGATCGATGCATTTACGAATCTCGGTAACGACCGTCTTGAGCTTGGTTTTGCAGAGCTGCGAACGATAGTGCGAAAGATTACCGGCTGTGTTCGACTTTTCGCTCTTGAGCTTACCAGCGAGCACATCAAGCTTGCGTCGCGTTGGCTCGTCGACATCCGCGATGACGATGTTTCTCGAGATCGGTGGCAAATCCGTCTGTACGTCTTTCCAGAGACGACGAATCATGACTTCAGAGAGTCGTGCTCGAAGCTCATCGGCATTTGATAGGCCCGGAAAGTCGACTCCGTATGCTGTTTGAACTGGATCACCGTATCTGTAACCGAAATCGTAGTAGCTGCCCCACGCACCAGGGGCGAGCATTCCGACGATGTTCCAGAGATCTTTGGGTCGATCTTGAATCGGTGTGCCCGTCGCTGCGATGACCTTTTCAGCACGACTTGCAAGAAGACCTGCAGCCATCGAGCGTCTGGTGTCTTTATTCGTGATCGCCTGCGCTTCGTCGAGTACGAGCGTTCCGATCGGCATGAGGACTTGCCAGCTCTTGATCAAATCCCAGTGGATGAAGATGATCGGATACTTGAGCAAATCTTTGTCGATCTTACGGCCTGCGCATACTGCGATCGGTGTGCCTGGATAGATTCGTTTGAGCCAACCAAGCCACACCGCTCGCGTCGACAAAGGGGCTACGACAACGAGCGGGCCTCGCTTTGGATCATGCGCCATGGCTCCAATGATCGTCTTGCCGGTACGCATGTCGTCGCCCAACAAAATCCCTCGACGCGGCTCAATATAGTCGAGCGCTGATTGCTGCGTCGTACGAAGCTTGAAGCCTAGAGCTTGAGTATGAGTGTCTCGAGCTAACCAGTTGCCAGCAGTTCGCTCTGTACAGATGCGAGACGCTTCCGACGTCTCGAGCAACGGCAGATGCGTTCGATGGATGAGCCTATTTTCGACGGGCAGTTTTGCGTGCGATTTGATTCCAGGCACAACCCAGTCAGGACCCCAAAGCGGTTTGAGGTTCGCTACGTTTACCTCGTACCAATCAGGCAGACGAGGAAGTGTCGTCGGTCTAAACACTTACTCTAGAAACCCGATGCTCTCAGAGACTACTTGCAGCCTCATAGCAATTGTTTCTAGCCCTGCAGTAGTTGATTCCAGTTGGGATGCGATCATCGAGTGATGGTGCAACTTATTGGGCAAATGGATTTATGGTGAGTCGTGAGGACTACTTGGCATGTCTTGCGACTCATAAAGCTACCACCGACGATTTAAATTTATCGTAACTGAAATTCCTGTGTCGTCCTCAACGATCTCAAAGGCAAACGTCACGTCGTCTGGTAGTGCCATCCGAGAAACATAACAAAGAGGTCTGACATTGCGCAGAGCCCTTACCCGATGTCAGACGTTTGCGGTAAGACAGACGGCTCAGAATGCCGAAGTTGCCTGCCGATCAGACCTCGTATCATCGGCTACGCATCAGCTCGATCTTCAAAACGAAAAACATGTCAGCTCGAGATCGAAAAATTGCGGTCTGGAACTACATCATCGGCAACGAGATTCGGCTAGGGACGCAATTCCTGGTCACCAAGCCTGATCGAATCCTGTTCGCGGTCCTAGGCGCGACGCAGGAAATCTTGCCAATGCCTGCATCTGGTCGTGGAGGGGCTCGGTTCTTTAGCTACATCCATTCGATGTATGGCTTGAGTGAACGTGAGGACACCACGAAAGTTGTCTACGACGTATTCAGAAGCTACGCGATTCAGCAAGGTACCTCCGTCGAGCTTCGGAGATTCTCAGCCTATGACGTCCACACCAAAACTGCCTATTTGTCTGGATATGACG